TATAAAACTAAACCAAACCCAGAACTACAACTTGGTTATAGTCAGTACACATATAACCCATTTAATTTATTTGAACACTCAGATACAGAGTTCAATAAGTTCAAAAAAGATGCACAAAAGGAGGTAAACTATCTTGTCAAAGAATTCGAGTGTAAAAAATCTGCAGGAGCTTACGCCCGTGCTACTACTAGTCGCACTGGTGTTCTCGATACAGCTGTATTACACACTTACAAATTTAATGAAGACTTGTTCAAAAAAGTCTCAGTAGTTCCAGATGGTAAAAATCATGGATTGATATTCATACTTGATTGGTCAGGTTCAATGCAAAATGTGATGATGGATACTATCAAACAACTATTCAATCTTGTATGGTTCTGTAAAAAAGTAAACATACCATTTGAGGTTTATGCATTTACAAATTCATATCCAAATCCAAATCGTTTTGATATAGTGCAAGAAGATCTTAAGATGCATATGGATGGTAATTTTGCATTACTTAATTTACTTACAAGTAAAACAAGAGCAAAGGATATGAATGAGCAGATGAGAAATGTTTTCAGACTAGCATTTGCATTTGATCGTCGTGGTGCATACTATCGTGTTCCTCTTGGTATGTCATTATCAGGTACACCATTAAATGAAGCACTGATATGTTTACATCAAATACTACCTCAGTTTCGTAAGGAGAATGACTTACAAAAAGTGCAGTGTGTTGTTCTAACTGATGGAGAATCTCAATCAATCAGATTCAATCGTGAGATAGAAAGAGATTGGGACGAAGGAGCATACATGGGTTCAGCATATCTTAATGATAGTTGCTATATTCGTAATCGTAAAACAGGTTATGTTTATGGTCTCAAGAACATGGGATATTATGGAGATGCTACTGATGTTTTTCTTGAAGATTTACGTCAAAGTTTTCCAGAGACAAACTTCATAGGTATTCGTTTGATGCCAAATGGTTGGGCAAGTTCATTCATTCAGAAATATACTGATGACCCTTGTGAGTATGACAAATCACTCAATCACTGGAGAAAGCATAAATCAATCTCTCTTAAGACTTCTGGATATCATGTATACTTTGGTTTATCTTCAACTTCACTTGGTAATGATACTGAGTTTGAAGTGCAAGAGGATGCTACAAAAGCACAGATTAAGAGAGCATTCAATAAGAGTCTTAAGAACAAAAAGATGAACAAAAAGATTCTTGGAGAGTTTATAGAGTTGGTTGCGTGACAATCAACAAAGTGTCCACTAGGGGGTTACAACCCCCTTTTTTAATGCTATTATTAGTATATAAATAAATCACCAACATTATGTCTTACGTACCATTTACAATCAAAATGACAACCGAAGAAATCATTTCTAAGTTGAAAGCATCCTTCGGAACTGAGTTTACTGCTACTGAAATTAGAGCATTCTGTGCTATGAATGATATTGCATATGCTACAGTAACTAAAAGATTAAAGAATTTTAAAACAGCAAAAGGTAAGTGGAACCTTGAAGTTACAACAGCAGCAGTTGAAAACATTGAGAAGTCTTTCAACTCACCTTCAGTTCTTCCACAAGTAGAACAAAACTTAGTTCCTGAGAAAGATACTACATTCGTTAAGTTTGGAAACTTTCCAGATATCAAAAAGATAATTGCATCTAAGTTATTCTATCCTACCTTTGTTACAGGTCTATCAGGTAATGGTAAGACATTCGGTATCGAACAAGTTTGTGCACAACTAGGAAGGGAGTTAATCCGTGTCAACATCACCATCGAAACAGACGAAGACGATCTTATTGGTGGGTTCCGTCTTGTTAATGGTAATACTGTTTGGCACAACGGACCTGTGGTTGAAGCTCTTCAAAGGGGAGCTATCTTACTTCTAGATGAGATTGACCTAGCATCTAACAAGATACTTTGTCTACAACCAGTTCTTGAAGGTAAAGGTTTATTCCTTAAGAAGATCGGTAAGTTTGTTCAACCAAAAGCAGGTTTCAACGTTGTTGCAACAGCAAACACAAAAGGTAAAGGTTCTGATGATGGACGTTTTATCGGCACTAACGTATTGAATGAAGCATTCCTAGAGAGATTCCCTGTAACCTTTGAGCAAGCATATCCCGCTCCTGCACATGAGATTAAGATACTCAATAATATTGCATCATCACTCGGTGTGAATGACTCTGACTTCTGTAAGAGACTTGTAGATTGGGCAGACATTATCCGTAAAACATTCTATGATGGTGGTATTGAAGAGATTATCTCGACTCGTAGACTTGTGCACATACTTCGTGCGTATGCTATATTTAAGAACAAAGAGAATGCAATTAAAGTTTGTATCAACAGATTTGATGATGAGACTAAGCAATCATTCTTAGAGTTATATGATAAAGTAGATGCAGACTTTGAAATCACAAAAGATGAAACACCTATGGGATAATTATAGAAGCACTCTGTTCTCTATGTTCCCTGATCTGGAATATAGAGAAACATGGGCCAGATGGGAGGGTAAAGATACTTCCTTGATTGCTAAGACCTATTCAAATGATTATTTTATCAAAGCAAGAGAGGTTGACATATGGAGTGATAAATCTTCTATTTACAATAATATTATCTATCCAAAGACAGGGAGTAACCTCCCTTGTTTTGGTATGGACTTGATGGGATTCTTTGAGAAGAAAATAATTATAGTATTTGATTTTCAACATCCAAAAGAGAAGTACCCTTTCTCAGTTGACGGTTTACCTAAGAGTGAAGGAGACTATCGTTTCTTTGAACCAGGTAATCATTTCTCTGATAATATCTACATCGCAAAATGCACTGCTAATGAAGTTGATGAACATCTAGAAATGTTCACAACCTACTTGACAAAGTACAAGGAGATGGTAGAATTAGAGAAACCCACTGGAATTGAAACCAGTGAATATAAAGATTTTGATGCATATATGACTAAACTTGACCCAGTAGCAGGATATCTGTCTGGTAAGTTTGGAAAAGAAAAGGCAGAGAGTCTAGTCAACGATTTTCTTTTTACCTATGGATAAACCAGAAATAGACCCAAAGACAGGGTTGTGGAAAGACCCACAACCTTATGACTTTCGTATTGGAGCAGGTAATACTGCAACTGAACCAGAACACTCTCCGTATTATTATGATTACACTCGTAATGATCCTGACAGAGAGAATCCATTTGAAAATGATGGACTCGACTATGAAGTCGATTACATGAGTTCTTCTGCTGATTACATGTCGGATATAGATGATATGTACTCACATCATTTTACAACAGAACAACCAATGGCACATTATTTTAAATATCATGAAGAGGAAATTCTAAAAGATATTCAAGAATACGTATCGGGAACTTATCAAGGACATTACACAGGTAATTCACATGAGTTTCGTAAAGTCCAGACAATTGATTTGATGGCATCTAAAGATTTAGCATCAGGATTTTGTCAGGCAAACATACTGAAATATGGAAGTAGGTATGGAAATAAAGATGGTCGTAATAAAAAGGACTTGCTAAAAGTCATACATTATGCTATGCTATTATTACACTTTGATGAGCACTACAATAAACCCCCTATGACAACAGGGAATATTGACATTAACATGCCTTAAACATAATGAATTTAAAAGAAAGAACTATGAAATTATCTGACAACACTTTGAATGTACTCAAGAATTTTGCAGGTATCAACAACTCAATCCTTGTCAAAGAAGGTAAAAAATTAAGAACAATATCTGTTGCTAAAAATATTCTTGCAGAAGCAAATATAACAGAGGAGTTTCCTCGTGATGTAGCAATTTATGATCTTAATCAGTTTCTAAATGGATTAAGTTTACACGCAGATCCTGATTTAGATTTTAGTCCTGATTCATATATTACAATCAAAGAAGGAAAGAGAAGAGTTAAATATTTTTATGCAGACCCACAAGTAATTGTTGCACCTCCTGAGAAAGAAATTAATCTTCCTACAGAAGATGTATGCTTTCAATTAGACAGTACAGCATTAGATAAGTTACTTAAGGCAGCTGCTGTTTATCAATTACCAGAC